TCGATACCGCCGCGCTTGAAGCGGCACTGGCATAGGAGTAAACAGCCATGAGCAAAATCGACAAAATTGGAACCCGTAAGACGCGGGTCTACACCGATCAGCGTAATGACCTATGCGTCCAGTACCGCGACACGGTAGTGGCGCGGCGCTATCTGAATGGCGCCGTCGAGCTAAACAGCGGCGGCTGGCGCACAGCCACAACCAAAATGCGTATGAATCAGGCGCTGTACCAATGGGCGCGTCGGTATATCCGCTACAGCGTCATTCAGCGTAAGGGCGAGTGGTATGTCAGCACCTGCGATCTGCGCACTGCTGAGCACGGCAAGCCAATACCCTTCTTCGACGGCATAGTGCTGTCATGATCGCAAAGCATAGGAGTAAGCAACCATGACGATCCTCAACGTGCAAACCCTGATCAACAAGAACGCCTGTCCCGATCAGGTAGACCGATTCCGCTCAAACTTCGGTGAATCCGTGGACGTCACGCCAGAATTGTGTGTGAGCGTCGCAGACAAATTCGACTGGACTTGGGCTGTACTGCATCTGCTAACGCGCCCGGCTTGGACCGAATACGAGCGCATCAGGGCGCCGGCTTGGATCAAGTACGAGCGCATCAGGGTGCAGGCCCGGGCCGAATACGAGCGCATCAGGGTGCAGGCCCGGGCCGAATACGAGCGCGTCACGGCGACGGCTTGGATCAAGTACGAGCGCATCCCGGCGCGGGTCCGGGCCGAATACGAGCGCGTCAGGGCGCCAGCTTGGATCAAGTACGAGCGCGTCAGGGCGCGGGTCCGGGCCGAATACGAGCGCGTCAGGGCGCGGGCTTTCGGTGAACTGTTTAACCGAGGCGATATCACTACTTGGGTGCGCGCGTGAACCGCCGTTGGCCGCTAGGCGGTCTGCTGCGCGGGTTCTTCCGTGACGCTCATGGCGTAGTGCGCATCCGATTCGCTATTCGATATACCGGCGATCTTCGCCCCAAGGTGCAACTGTGACTCGCCGCGACTACGTGCTGATCGCCGCGGCGCTGCGACTCGCCAGGCCGACGCATACCGAACCCGGCGACGGATGGCGGTCGGCCGTGGATGCAATGGCGGACGCCTTGGTCGCAGCAAATCCGCGATTCGATCGCGAACTGTTCCTTGCCAATTGCGGGGTATCATCATGACCGGCAATTCCTTTGAAAACTGGAGCATAAGCCGCGATCGCAGTGAGTCAATCGTGCCATCGGAAAGCATGCCGTGCCGTTCCGCGCGCGATTGCCGCGGCGCGCAACAGCGGACGCCGGCATGGTTTGAGCTAATCGTGACTGCCGTCTCGATTACGATGTTTCTTGCAATGTGCACCTAACCGCGCCTATCATTCGTTAACCACTACTGGAGATTTGACAATGCGTAACGTTCTTTGGCCACTAGCCCTGATCGTCGTGGCGTGCATGACGATTCAGCCTGCTAACGCGTGGGATTGCAGCAACCCGGTCAATCGCACGTTGAACGTACCGGGCAATGAGTGCTATGTTGCCCCCTCGGACCCGACGCCACAGCGCACACCGGGTCGGCCTATCAACCGACAGGAACAGAGCAATGAGCAAACACAAGGCCAGGGGCAGACTGCTAATGGCGGAATTGGAAATGGCGGTACTGGTGGCGCTGGCGGTAGCGGATACGGCGGAAGCGGCGGGCAGGGCGGCAACGCCTACGCGGCTGGCGGTATCTCGGGCGCGAGCACTGCGACCAACGCGGGCAACTCGCAAAGCACCAGCTACGCGAGCACGCTCAACGTCCCGCGGCAAGCGGTAGATGGCTACAGCACCGGGACGAATAGTACGGCTAGTTGCGTGCGCGACCAGCACGCGGGCATCGGCGCAGTTATCGGCGGGCTATCCTTTGGCCGCGGTAAGCGCGACTCGGATTGTGCTCGGCAGGCGCTGGCCACGCAGTTGTGGGCGCGCGGCGAAGTGAACGCCGGCAACCTGATCTACTGCCAGATTACGGAAGTCAAGGCCGCGCTAGGCGCGGATTGCATAGCGCTGGTGAACGAGCGCACCTACGCGCCCGAGAACGCCGTGACGCAGGACCAGCTCCGCGAGACTGAGCGCCGCATAGTCGGCAAGATGGTGCAGAAATGAACAACATATGGCTGATGATAGGCTGCGCAAAAGCCGTAATGGGGTGTGTGCTTGCGGGGGCGAGTGCGAGCCTCGCAGTGCCGGTCTATGGCGGACAACCTGAAATAGTGTGGGCGGGTGAACAAGAGCGATGCGAATTGGAGGCAGCGCGCGGAGATACCCTACCGCTTTCTGCACGTGTGCATTCCGTGTGCGTGTCGTTGGCTGTCTCTACCGTAGGCGGCTTGGATGTCCCCGATGCAGATGGGGGTGCAAACCTGTATATTCCAATCCTTTCCACGAGTGATGCAAACGCATCTGCTGCTGACGGGCCTCCGGCCGGCATGATAGTCGGCCCGGTAGCCTATACCAACTACGCAGCTTGCGCTGCCTATTTACCGAAGGTCGCGCCCGGTTTGATGTATCCAGTTTGCGCGCGGGTTCCAGTTTACGGGGACAAAAAATGAAGTACGTTAAGGCTTTCTTTTCCGATACCACCACGGACAGCCCGACACCATATGGGGTGCAGAAATGAAAACATCCCGCTCACAACAGCTCAAGAAAAATCGCTGGCGGCAACTTAGATATCTGATTGACGCCTATAGCGATGCCGCCATTCATGATTCATGGAAAGGCGGCGGCGATCCGTCAGATATCGAAGTAATCGAATTACGTCTGAAGCTAGCCGATGCCGAGTTGGGGGCATACCTTACCAAATTGGAGCGCGAATACTCATGAGTACTTCTGTTTACAAATCCTTTACCCATGGCAGCATACCGCTATCGTCAGAGGGTAAGCGACTGCTACAAAATCTGCGTTACGCCATTCAGACCGCAATCCGAGACGGCAGTTACTCTGTAGATGACAACGCCGTAGCGCATGCTCGCGGCGAACTGGCGATGTACATGTCCGCGCTCGAACACAATCCGCTCATCTCGATAACATGCAACAATGTTATGGATGCCCCTGTTTGTCCGCAGAAATATGGGGAATTTTGCGAACCGAAATCGGTGCTCCCGCGACGCGCCGTTCCGCCCGCGATTGCCGACACTATCGAGTGGGCGCCGAGGCCGGCGATGGTCGCCACCGTTCAGTGGCCGGGCGAAACAAATTCGTATTTCGCGGATTACTTCACGGCTCAAAAAGATTTAAAATCCGTGCTAAAAGAGGGACCGCGCGTCGCAGTGGACGGCGATCTGTATGCCGGCGTTCGATGCTTGGGGTCATACAAGAGCGTGTACGTGCGCTATCGACTATCATGCTTTATGCCTTATGCACACAGCGGTGCTTGCGGCTGGTGGCCTAGCGATCTTTGATGCACCAGCTATTGCACCATATCGATACCATTGCGCGGGCCTGCCATCAGCAGTCCGGGAGCTATCCTCGGCACCTGTATGTCGGCCCGCGCATGATGCAGGATCTTAAGAAGCTTCCGCCAGCCGTAGCGCAAAGCGAGGTAAATCACACCGATATCCGCAAGCTGACCGTGCTCGGCATGAAGATTCATCCGCGTTTCATACTCGGTGAACGTGTGATAACATCACTGTTGCCATTGAGTGATGCGGACCTCGAACAGCAATTCCCTACTGTGAGCGCACCCTATGCCCAAGACATCGTTAACGCCTAACCGCGCCCTGACCGCGTGGTTGCGTATCGCGTCGCCCGAGCAGAAGAAGGCCCTCGCCAAAGCGGCTAAAACGTCGGTCGAAGTTCTTCAGCACTATGCTAAGGGACGTCGGCATTTCAGCGCGGAATTCGCGCAGCGCCTTGCGCATGCAAGCGACGGAAACATTCACCAGACCGCGCTTTGCGATGCTTGCCGTCGCTGCCCGATCCGCAAATAACGTGGCATTCGGCGACTATGTGCGCGCCGGCTGGGCGCTGTGCTCAATCGCGCAAGGCTCGAAAGGTCCGCTTTACGCGGGCTGGAATGAGCACGCCAACGCGATAGTGGACGCAGAAGTAGGCGACGTCCTTGACGGTGCCGGACTGCTTCATGCGTATTCCGGGACATGTGCGATAGACGTGGATCACTATGACGCCGCCCGCACGTGGCTGGCGGCGCGGGACATTGACCTTGATGCGCTGTTCCGCGCGCCCGACAGCGTCGAAATCAGCTCGGGCCGCGTCGGACATGGCAAGCTGATCTACCGGCTACCCGAGCCGATGATGTCAACTAAGATCATTCAAGAGATCGACGGGAATAAGGTAAACATAATCGATTTTCGTTGTGCAGCGCGGGGCGGCAAATCGGTCCAAGATGTGCTGCCCGGCACCATCCATCCCGACACCGGCAGGCCCTACGCGTGGCTGTATGGCGATGAGCTGGCAGCCCACTGGTCTATGCTACCGGCGCTGCCCGAGCCGCTGGCGGCCGTCTGGCGGTCTCTGCTGACCCGTCATGAGATCCCGGTCGGCCCTCCGACGGCGCCCGGCGCCCCTGCCGGGCTCGATCCGCTCAAGGCGCTACTGGCGGGGCAAGACCCCGACTGCGACCGCGACACGTGGCTAAAAGTGCTCGCCGCCCTGCATTGGGAGACGCAAGGGTCAGCTGATGGGCTCGCCCTGGCAATCTCATGGTCATCCGGCGGGCTCAAATTTATCGGCCCCGAGGATGTCGAGACCCGCTGGCGCTCCTTCAGCCTGTCGCACCCGGACCCGGTCACCGCGGCGAGTCTGCGCAAAGCCGAGCCTGCGGCCATTGACGAATTCCCCATCGTCACACCGGAAATCATCGCGGCTGCCGCAGTGATCAGCGACAGTACGGATGTCGATATCGCCAAGCAGCGCCGCGGCGAGCTGGAACGCCGGCTGATCTATGTGAAGAACGCGGATCGCTACTACGATACCGAACGCCGCGATCTGCTAGCGAATGATCACGCGTTGCTGCACCGCTTTGGAAATTTCATGGGGAAGAAGATCAAGCCGGCAAAGATGCTGGCCGAATCATCGACAAAGAAGTCAGTCGATGGCATGGCGTTTCATCCGGGACGGGGGCCGCTATTCTTCGAACACGGCGAGGAATTCGCCAACAATTACCGTCCAATACCTACTCAATTGCTCGTGCCGACAGATCACGAGAAGGATATGATCGAATGGCTATTCCACCGTATCGACGACACTACGTTCCGCACGTGGTTGAAACAATTTTTGGCGCACGCCGTGCAACGACCGGGCGTGAAGATTCGGTCGTGTCCGCTCGTTTGGAGCGAGATTACCGGCAACGGGAAAAGCACTCTACTGAAGACAATCCCGACTTTACTTTTTGGAGCACGCTACTCGAAAGACGTGAATGTGACTTCGATTGAAGAGAAGTTCAACGGATTTCTGCTAGGCGCATGGCATGTCTATCTGGCCGAATTCCGCGCCGGTACGCGCGCGGATCGCGAAGCCATTGCCGACAAACTCAAGCCGTGGATCAGCGACGACACGGTAACGGTGCGCGAAATGCGCACCGATGCGTACACCATGACCAATCGCTTCGTGATGACTGCGACATCGAATAAAGCCGACTCCGCGCCCATCGACCGCGAGGATCGCCGCTGGGGCGTGTATGAGCTGACCGCGCCGCCGATGACGGCCGCCGAGACGCAAGACGTTGTGATCGATTTTCTGGTCAAGAGCGAGCGCGCCCGCGGCGTGCTGCTGCACTACTTCATGAATCTGAGCACGACCGGCTTCAACCCGGACACGCGACCGCCGGAGACCGCAGCCAAACTCGACATGATCGCGGCGAGCAAGACCTCGGATATCGAAGCTATCGATATCGCATGGGAAGAACACAGCGGGCCGTTTATCAAAGACGTCTGCACGGTGGCCGAAGTACAGGATCTATGCACGCGCGGCGGGTTCAAACCGACTCAGCACGCAATCGGCCGCCTATTAGTGAAACTCGGCGGCGTGAAACGCCAAATCCGCGTCGGCGCCGGCAGACAGCGGATTTGGGTTATGCGAAATCATTCCCTTTGGATGATGATCGGCGAGGCCGATTTGGCCGCTTATGCGGCCGGTGAAATAATTGTTGACCCGCTCTGTACCTGATGATAGGCTCGTTTCCGAAGTCACTTCACTTTCATACGGAGATCCCATGTCCATAGAATCAATCCTCGAACGTATCGCCGATACGCTCGACGCCGTTGCTGCGAAGCAGGGTGTCGAGATCACGAAGAAAGGGCCGGGCCGTCCGGCCGGTAGCGGCAAGGCCGCTGCTTCAACCCCTGATCTGAGTCAGACATCCGCGCCGGCCGCTGCTGACCGGCGCCCGCCAGCTCCCGCGGTTGCCAAGGTGCCGAGTCGGGAAGAGGTACAGACTGCGGTCACTGCCGGCATCACTGCCGGACAGCGTGACGCGGTTATCGCGACTCTCGCCAAGTTTGGCGGCAAGAACGTGAGTACCTGCAAAGCCGAAGACTTCGCCGCGATCAAGGCGGAGCTGGACGCCTTGGCGTTCGCCGACTAATGTACCGACATTTTAGTCTCCGGGGTATTCGAGCGGCGATGGCGGCAGTAGTCGCCGTCGCCCGCTCGAAAGGAATGGACCCGGCGAAACTACCTAACATCGAAGTGCCAAGCGAATTGCTTGGCAAACGACGCAAGGGTATGTCCGCCGGGTCGCCATTCGCGCGACAGCGCGGATGCAGGGATCGCACTGTACGACTCGGACGTGTAACAGGACCGCAAAGTTACGATGCAGCGTCGCCGCAGGAGCTGATCCGCCGACGCCGCCGCGACTCACTACTGATCGAACCCACGACCGAGGCCATTGCCGAGGCGTGCAAGGAACTGGCGTGATCCGCAAGTTGATCATTTTCCCGTTCGTCATGATTATCGTCATTGTCATGATACCGTTCTTCGCGTGGTACTACGGCTGCGAGCTATGGAGTGAACTATGAGCGACGGCGAACACGCACTCTTCAGTCCGTCATCGATGCACCGATGGGCGCATTGCGCCGGTGCGCTCGCGATGGAAGATGGGCTACCCAATGAGGATAGCGAGTACAGCGCCGAAGGCAACGCCGCGCACCAGCTCGGTTATCGCGCCTTGCGCTATGGCAAGCCGTGCGAATTCTATCGCGGCGAGGAAATCCAGATCGGCGAACGCGTCTTCACCGTCGATGATGAAATGATCATCAACGTGCAAACCTATGTGGACGACACGCTGATGCGTATGGGCGCCGGCTGTACGCTGCTGGTTGAGCAGCGGCTCGATATGAGCGAAGTCTACAGGCAACCCAAACAGTTCGGCACGGGTGATGCGGTCATCATCGACCTACCCAAACGTCACCTGACGGTCAAGGATCTGAAGTACGGGCAGGGCGTCAAGGTCTTCGCCGAAATGAACGAGCAGGGCATGAGCTATGCCTCGGGCGCGATGGCGACCTACATGCTCGACGGCCTGATCGACAACGTAACCATCGTCATCGATCAGCCGCGCTTGTACCACTTGGACGAATGGACGATTTCAGTCGAATCCCTAGCCGGCTTCGCGTATGGCGCGGCGCATGCCGCGGCTGCCGCCAAGGAAATTCTCGACGCCGTGCGCGCCGGGACAATGGATCAGGAACAGCTCGAAACGCAGCTCACGCCGGCCGAAAAAACGTGCCAGTGGTGCAAGGTCAAGGCGCGCTGTAACAAGCTGTCACGGCACATCAGCAATGAAGTGCTGCTCGCGTTTGAGGCAATCAATGATGGGAGCGCGCCGGCCATGTCAGCCCCTACAGTTCCCGATGACAACGAATTGCTTGGCCGCAAGGCTAGCTCGCTCGGTCTGATCTATGACTGGTGCGCGGCCGTGGACGCGGAACTGCGTCGGCGCGTCACCAGCGGGATTTCGATCCTCGGCAGCGACGGGCTGCCGTTCAAGACGGTGCAGGGCAAAGCCGGCAACCGCGAGTGGATCGACGAGAAGATCGCCGAGACCGCGCTGACGGAAGTGCTCGGCGACAACGCGTTCAAGCCGCGCGAGATCCTGACGCCGGCCGCGGCTGATACGAAGATCAATGGCCGCAAGAAGACGAAGGCGGCCGCGTGGGCGCCGCTGGTGCAGCTTTACCGCCAGAAGCCGGGCTCAATCAGCGTCGTTCCTGGCAGCGATCCGCGGCCTGCGTATAGCGGCGAGGCGAGCATAGACGAATTCAAGGTAGAAGAGGATCTGACAGCATGAAATGCAATCCAGCGCAAGTTTATTCTACCGGCGCAATTGTGATTTGGGCGCAGCACGTTCCTGCCGCAACATGGCCATTCTGGTTATTGGTAGCGCTCGCCGGATGCGCGCTGATCGCTACCGTCATCGCGGAGCGCGGAAAATGACGCTACTCAACGACAGCATCGGCACTACGCTCGATCAGATTGGCGAACTGCTGCGCGGGTTGCCGCCCGAATCGCGCCATCGCGCCAAGACGGTCGCCGTCCAGTTCGAAAGCGTGGTGAACAACATCCGCCGCGGGCACCCGGCCGATCCCGCTGCCGGCCTCGGATTGGCCTTCGCGGTCTTCAAGACCGCCGAGCAATTGATTGACGCGGACCGCAACGCCGCCGAATCGGGCCGCGGCCTGATCCAACTGCTGTAGGAGTAAACATGCCTTACGTCCTATTCCGCGAGCCGAAAAATCCCAACACTGCGACGCCGACGGTATACGTCACGCGCGACCGCGAGACTAATGAACTGATTTCGACCACGAGCCGCAAGAAGGCGCTCGAATTCGAAACGGCCGCGGAAGGATATCAGTTCGGTACCGAAAATGCGCTTGACGACTGGCGTGTCGGTGAGCGACAATAGCTGTAACTGCTACTTTCACTGTAACTTAAGGACTATCGCATGAAAATGACCATTTCTAACGTGCGGCTGGCGTTCCCCAAGCTATGGGTGCCTGAGCCGTTTCCGGGCGGCAACGACCCGACTCCGTACTTCTCTGCGATCGGCATTCTGCCGCCTACTCATTCACAGTTCGCCGCGATCAATGCCACCATCGATGCCGTCGCGAAAGCGAAGTGGCCGAAGGACTGGTCCGCGATCATCAAGGCTGCGAAGATGCTCGGCAAAGTGCCGCTGCGCGATGGCGCGACCAAGCCCGATGTCGAAGGCTACGAAGGCAACTGGTTTATCAGCTCGCGCGCCAAGCGCCGCCCGACAGTGGTCGGCCCGGATCGCACCCCGCTGGAGCAGTCCGACGGCAAGCCTTATGGCGGCTGCTATGTAAACCTGCTCGTGGAGTTCTTCGCCTATGCGAAGGGCAACAAGGGTGTGGGTTGCGATCTGCGCGGCGTCCAGTTCGTGCGTGACGGTGACGCCTTCGCGGGCGGCAGCTCGGCAGCGGACCCGGAAGAGTACGACGAGATCAGCGCGCCGGTCGAGGACGATCTGACGGCGTAACGAGTGCAGGCGGCGGGGGATAACCGGCCTAGCTGTGACTGCGTCCCGGTAATGGGCTCCGGGCAGCGCGCGGCCGACCCCGCCAAGTGCCAATGAATCCAAACCCGGCCCCGCCCGCGCCCGCTATGGCACTTTGCGTTCCGCAGCGCATGTGCGGTGCTCGGGCCGGGGGCGGAGTGAGATTGCAAATGACGCTAGTCAAATTGCTTCACGATGCCAAGCGCCAGTTCTTGGGTGCAGGCGCCGCTGTTCCCGCCGAGCTGCACATACACCCGTCGATGTACGGAGCACTGTGCGCCGAGCTATTGGTAGACGTGCTCGCCGAATACGAAGGATGCACCGTCGTCTCGACGGAATTGGTCAGGCCCGGCGTGGCGATCTTCGTATGAGCAATTGGCTCTACCTGATCGGCTCGCTGTGCTTCGTCGCCGGCACCGTGTGGAACATGTCCCGATGAACCTTTGGATCGACACGGAAACGCGCTCGACCGTTGCGATTAAGCACGGTACGTTCAAATATTTTTCCGGCGCCACTGTGTTGATGGTGCAGTGGGCAATCGAAGAAGACGACGTGTGCGTGTGGGACCGGACGCGCGATCCGGTACCCCCGCGTGGCCTAATCGCCGCACTGAATGAGGCGAAAAAGCCCGGTAATCAAATCACTAGCCACGGTGATGAATTCGACCGCGGCGCGCTCGCGCTGTGCCCGGAGCTACCGCAGCCACCCATTGAGAACTGGCGCTGCTCGCAAGCCTACGCGCGCATGGCGTCGCTCCCTGGCGGACTGGACAAGCTGTGCGCGATCCTGCGGCTGCCGCCCGCGCTAGCGAAGCATGCCGGTAAAGAGCACATAAAACTATTCTGTGTACCGATCCTAAAGTCCGATCCGCCGCGCTTCAACGACCGACACTCGCACCCGCGTGAATGGGCCGAATTCGTCCAGTACGCCGGGCAGGATATCGTCGCGATGCGCGAATGCGTACGGCTGATTCCGAAATGGAATCAGACGCCATTCGAGACTAAGCTGCGCACGCTCGACGCCGTGATGAATGCGCGCGGTTTCGGGATCGATCTGCCGATGGCGCTCGGCATGGTCAAAACCTGCACCCGCGCCAAAGCGCGCCTGAAAAGCATCACGACGGCGCTGACCGATGGCGAAGTGGAATCCACCACGCAGCGCAACCGGCTCAAGATGTTTCTGGAACAGTATGGCGTGCCGCTACCGGATCTTACGGCGGACACTATCGAGCGCCGGCTTGCCGATCCCGAACTGCCCGAGTTGGTGAAAGAGCTGCTGCGAATGCGGCTCCAAGCCTCGAAGTCCTCGACCACGAAGTACCAGCGCGTCATCGCGTGCCACGTCAACGGGAGCCTGTATGGTACGCTGCTTTACTACGGCGCGCGCCCCGGCCGATGGGCGGGCAAGATATTCCAACCTCATAATTTGATGCGGCCGAAGCATAAGCAAACTGAAATCGACGCCTTCATTGAAGCAGTTAAGCACGATGACGGCGAGCTTCTTACAGATGAGCCTATGGCCGTTGCGGCTTCGGCAATGCGTGGCGTCATTATTGCACGCCCCGGTCGAAAGCTTTGTGTGGCGGATCTATCGAACATCGAAGGGCGCGGCCTACCGTGGATGGCCGGCGAGCAGTGGAAACTCGACGCATTCCGCGATTACGACGCCGGCACCGGCAGCGATATGTATAAAGTGGCTTACGCGCGGCTGTTCAACCTCGCCGACCCGGAAGAAGTCGGCGACGAAAGCGAAGAACGCCAGCAAGGCAAGGTTGTTGAATTAGCCTGCGGCTACTACGGCGGCGTCGGCGCCTTCGTCAACATGGCCGCGATCTATCGCACGGATCTGGCGAAGATGGCAGAAAAGGCTTGGCCTACCTTACCCGCGTCTGTTAGGATTCAGGCTCGTGAGAAGTGGATCAGGGCAGTCGAGAAGAAGCGGACCTACGATCTTTGCGAAAAGGAGTTCATTGTATGTCAGTCCCTCGTGTTGATGTGGCGTTCGGCCCATCCCGCCACGGTGAAATTCTGGCACGCTGTGCAAGCGGCAGCGGAGAACGCTATCATGCGGCCCGACAGACTATTCGAAGCCGGGCCGCTGAAATTCGACCGGCGCGGCAATTGGCTGCGGATGCATTTGCCGAGCGGCCGGTTCATTCTCTACCCCGGGCCGCGCTTCGATGAATTCGGAATATCCTATCAGGGAGTCAATCCCTACAACCACCAGTTTTGCCGACTGCGAACGTATAGTGGACGCCTTGTACAAAACGCTGATGAAGGAATTTCCCGAGATCAGTTGGCAGAAAAGCTGCCAGGAATTGATGATGCGGGGTCCAACCCACTTCTTACTGTACATGACTCCGTTATCTGCGAACCCCCTGACGATCCGGCATATTCCCACGAGCGACTTATTGAAATGCTAGCGACAAATTGCAGTTGGAACGCGGGGCTGCCGCTCGCAGCCAAAGGCTACACAGCGTATAGGTTTAGGAAATAAATATGGACAAATTATTCTGGGTCGTTTCAGTCACAATCGCAATTCTGGCGGTCGCGGCTGCCGCATTGCTGATCGACAATCTGGAACATCAGACCGGCATCACTGACACGTATTTGCCAGCAGTTACCGGCGTAGACCCGCTCGGCAACGCACAAGAGATCCACGCGCGGATCGACAACGCCAGCTCGTGCATCATGCGCGGTGGCCAGCCGCTGATGGACTTCGACATCGACCCGCCCGTCTACGTGGTGTGCCTCTAACGTGGCGCGTCCTGAACGCACTCAAGTCGAGAATCGCCTTGTCGAAGGCGTAGCGGCGCTCGGCGGCGTCGTTGAGAAGTTCGTCTCGCCGAATAAAAAGAATATACCGGATGACATCGTGTGTTGGCCGGCGGTCGGCACACACGAGGCGTTTGTCGAATTCGTCGAGTGCAAGGCGAACGGCAAGGGCGCCAACTCGGGGCAGAAGCGCGATCACGAGCGGCGGCGCAAAATGGGGTTCAATGTGTTGGTGCTCAACACGCGCGACGCGGTAAACCGCTATCTCATTTGGCACCGGGAGCGCATTGCACAGTGGTCGCTATTCAAATGAGCCCCAGCCCAGAGCGTCGGGTGCTCGTGCCCAATGCGGCGCAGCGTGCCGCCATACCATTTCTGGTCGAGAACAAGCGCTGCAATCTGTGGGCCGGCATGGGGCTCGGCAAGACTATCGCCGCTCTGCTAGCGCTGGACGCAATCGCTCTGATCGACGATGATGGCTCCCCGACGCTTGCAATCGGGCCGCTGCCCGTGGCGCGCGACACGTGGATCGATGAAGTCGGCCGATGGGATTGCTTCAAGCATATCAACTGCGTGCCCATCATAGGCAACAAGCGCAATCGGCTCGCCGCGGTGAAACTGGATGCGCCGCTGTTCACGACCAACTACGAACAGCTCCCTTGGCTCGTCGCGCACTTCGAAGAACGCTGGCCGTTCAAGAAAGTCATTGCGGACGAATCTACGCGGCTCAAGAACTTCCGCATGAATCAGGGCGGCATGAGGGCGCATCAGCTCGGTCGCGTCGCGCACTCGCTGGTGGACCGCTGGATCAATCTGACCGGCACGCCAGCGCCCAATGGCTTGAAGGATCTATGGGGTCAGAATTGGTACGTGGACAAGGGCAAGCGGCTCGGGCGCACGCATACCGCGTTCATGGAGCGCTGGTTCGGTCGCAGCTACGATGGGCGCACCATAGTGCCATTCCCGCACGCGCAAGCCGAGATCGGCGAGCTGTTGCGCGACATATCGCTCACGCTCGACCCGAAGGATTACTTCGACATCAAAGACCCTCTAGTGCGCGAGCGGCGCGTCAAGTTGCCGCCGGATGCCCGCAAGATATTCGACAATCTCGCGGATGACATGTATCACAAGTTCGAGGATGCGACCGAGCTGGAAATCTTCAACGCCGCGGCCCTCACGCAGAAGTGCTTGCAGGTTGCCAACGGCGGCATCTACATCGACAACCCGGTATACAAGGTGCTGCATCAGGCCAAGATCGAGGCGTTGGAATCGATCCACGCCGAAGCCGGTGGCATGCCGCTGCTCGTGGTCTTCGAATTCAACCCGCTCGACGTGGACATGATAAAGCGCGCGTTCCCGCGGGCGGTCGAGCTGAACACGAAACGCGGCATGGCCGCATTCAAGGCTGGTGACTCCGACATGGGGCTAGCCCACGCGGGCAGTCTCGGGCACGGCGTGGACGGGCTACAGCACGTGACCAACATCGCGGTCTATTATGGACATAACTGGAACCACGAGCAGCGCACCCAAGTCATCGAACGGATCGGGCCGATGCGCCAGTTGCAGGGCGGCTATGATCGCCCGGTGTGGTTGTACAACATCATCGCGGATGATTCTTTAGATGACCTTGTGATACAATCCCATTCGGACAAGCGCACTGTGCAGGAAATCCTCAAGGATGCGGCTAAACGGAGAAAGCATTGAGGCCCCCGGATCTGACCATCGGCAACCCGCCGCAGACCCTGCGCTGGCACCTGATCCAGTGGCGCGGCTTTCAGCTTGCGCTACACAAGTGGATCAAGTCGGACGATGATCGCGCCTTGCATGATCACAGTGCGTGGAGCGTATCGTTGCTGCTGACCGGCTGCTATTGGGAAGTCTTTTCGCACGCGTGGGAGCCGTTGCGCTGCCGGCTGCGCATCCCGCTCATTCCGGTATTCCGCAGATCCAGCACGCCACATCGCGTGCTGCTATTGAGCCCGCGCCCGATCTGGACGTTGTGGCTGCGCGGGCCGCCGTGGCGGGAATGGGGTTTTTGTTGCCCGAAGGGATGGCGACCGTGGCGCCAATACACCGCCGAGCGCGACTACAGCGCGCCCGGGTCTTCTTCAACTGTCGGCCGCGGTTGCGGCGAGGATTGAGCAATGAGCATATTTGGATCGACTGACGCAGAGCGCAAAGGCTATCCCGTCGTAGACGGTATGCTGATGTACTTCCCGCGCACCGTTGCCGCCATCGCGCGGCATAGTCTCAAGGCGAATGACAAGCACAACCCCGGCGAGCCCTTGCATTGGGCTCGGCACAAGAGCACTGATCAGCTCAATACGGCGCTGCGCCATATCATGGACCACAAGATGGGCGTGCTGACCGACGGCGAATACGACAACCTCGTGGCTGCCGCGTGGCGGATCTGCGCCGCGTGCGAGATATATCTCGAAATGAAGGATGGTATTGACGCGGTTGGCGCTTGGACCGAAGCTCGCGCCGTGCGTTGCCCGCAGCACAATACGGTACCGAAGCCCGAATTAAAATCGATCTCTGATATCGTAGCGGCATCGCGCCACATTGGCGGTTCGCTTGGCGAGTGGAATCCGAGCGACAACTGCAATTGCGAAACGTGCCGCTCGTGGCGCAACCCGGTAGCTATGACATTCCGGCCGTTCGATCCGGACCCGCTCGAAGAGACGCAGCCGTTGCTACCGCTCCCCGTGTCCGATATTCATTCCGAGCACTGTTTTCTTCATCCGCACCATATTGGTCCGTGTCCTGAAGGTCCAACCATGTCACTTGACGATTTGCGACTGCGCAGCTAATCTAGTGGGATGGCACGGCTAACAGCATCTCAACGTAAAGCGCTCCCGGCTTCGACATTCGCCGGGCCGGGGCGCTCATTTCCTATCCCTGACGCGAATCACGCTCGGGCTGCCCTCGCCGAAATCCGCCATGCGCCCGCCAGCGCGCGACCGAAGATCCGGGCTCGCGCTCACGCCAAGCTCGGCGATCATTTCAACAAGGGTTGATCCATGCCGTCTGTCAGCCGGCAACAGCAAAAAGCCATGTTCTCCGCTGCGGCCGGCCATAGCACATTGGGTATTCCGAAGAAAGTCGGGAAAGACTTCGCGGCAGCCGACATAGCGCGCGGCCCGAAGAAATTGCCGCAGCGGGTCAAGAGCGGCAAGCCGCTCGGTGATCACTTCAAGCGGTGAGGTCATGGACGTGAGCGGAATCGGATCGGTTTACTTGATGCGGCACGGCAGCACCGTGCTGGACGTCGAGAAGCGCTCCGATGGTTGGCTGGACATGCCGCTTTCCGATACCGGGCGCCTCGGTCTGATGCCGGCGCAGCAACTGCTCAAGACCGTTCCGATATACCGGATATACACTGCGGATCTAAAGCGCACACTGGAAACGGCTCAATTGATCAAGTCGGGCACGGCATCCGATCCGAAGATCGTTACATCGGAGAACGCGCGCACCTGGAATCTCGGCGTGCTCGCCGGCACCCGCAAGCGCTACGGCCGCCCGGAAGTCCAGAAGCTGATCGACAATCCGACGAAGACACCGCTCGGCGGGGAATCGTTCGAGGACTTCTGCGATCGCTTCTGGCCGTGGTTCACCGCAAAGCTTAAGACCGCATCGCGCTCGAAACCAATCCTGTACGTCGGCTCGGGCTCCAACATGCGCCTGATCGGGCAGAAGCTGCTCGACAACCCGGACGCCCTCGATCTGGATGAAGGGGCGCTAGCCTGTCTGCACCATGCGAACAGCACTTGGCATTGCGAGATTCTGGTCAACAACGCTAAGGAGCTGGGCGACTGCTTCGAACGCGTCTCGTGAAGGGCGCTACGGCCGACAACGTTTCATTCATTCTTTGGGGCGGATATTGGGAAATCGCCTGAAGAGGCGAAATATGACCGTTAAAGGCGCGTAAGTCGTCAAAACAGGCGACTCGTGAAGGGCGCTAGGCGGTCTTGACCCTCTATTCGTGTATGGTCAAGACCCCTCTCTATAACCGATTCTCAGGCCCGTAGCGCGGCGCGGGCCTACCCCGCCATCCAGGTATCTCCAATAACCGTCAAAAGGCAGCTCGCGCCGCTCGCGTAGACCACGCAATGCGTGTGCAGATGACTACTTGGGCCTCCCTCATACTCCTGGCGCTCGGCGCTGGTGCCGACCCGGCGGTGCCCCTCTTCCCATCCTGGCGTATGCCCGTGCCCGCTTATGACAAGTGAGCCGAGCCGGGACAGGTTCAGGATCGAGCCGCGGGCGCCATTCGGCCCCTCGTGCCCGTGCATGCCACACTCGAACCGGGCTAGCTTGAACGACTCGTCCTTACCGAGCGCGCGCACGCCGGGGTTCTTCGCGAGCTGTCCGACCCAATAGGCGAACGGCGATAGGTACTCGCTACCGCCCTTGCCCATCCGAGCGGACTCCCACATGGCCAGCGCGGTCTTGAAGTAGAAGTCGGCGTTGTCCACGTCCTCGCGCCAGTCGGTCTTGATGATCCATCGACGCAGGAAGTCGTCGTGGTTGCTCGGGACGATGACGCTGTTGCAGTCCTCGGTCACCGAATCGACAAACGCGATGGTATCTTCGACCTCGCGGCGCACAAGATGGAACCCGGCGTCGCGCTTGGCCTTGACGATAAACGGGTTGCCCTCGTGATGTGGGTTGTGGCTGTAACCGTCGTCCACGTCGTGCCACACGAGAGTGGTCGGATTCAGTAGCGCGCACATGCTGCGCGGCCCCTCGAAGGTCGCGCGGCGCACGCCTGGCGTTTGAAAGCGGTAATGCGTATCGCCTAGCACAAGTCCGAGCGCGGCCGAAGCGCCATAGACGCCGCCCTTATCATAAGTGTTGACCAGATCGGTAAACGAGCCGTCTTTGGCGGCGATGATCTGGCGCAGATGAAATTCCTTGCCCACAATCTCTACCATCGTAGCGCCCAAAGAATGGTGGAATTCGCCGAGTTTGCCGGCCTTGCTGTCGGTGTAGTTGCGCACCGTGCATACGCCAGTGGTCGTCAGGATCTTCGGGTGCTTGCCCGCGGCAACCGGCACGACCTTAAGCTGAATCTTGGGGTGCCCCATGATGCATGACTCGCCGTGTGTCAAGCCCTCGAAGCCCGACAACGGGCGCACCGCAGTGGGCTGCACCTTGACGTCGCCCACGAGCACCAGATTGTCGTTCAGCTTCTTGCGCTGATCGAACAGCAGCGTCTCGGGCACATGCCAGTACTCTTCATTTTCCTGGCTTTCGGTCCATGCCGACGTCGCATTCTTGTAGCGCAGCGGGATCACGACCAGCTCGGCTTTCAGGTGCTTGGCGGCCACCTTGAGCGCGGCGAAGAATCCTTCATGGACCGGCGTCGCATTCTGCGCGGCCGTGATGATATAGCGCGTACACGCAGGTAGCGCGCGGCGGAACGCTTTACGTTCGGCCCTGCGCGCGCCTTTCTGATCGCGGGCCGGGGCGTCCGGGTTGGTAGTCGAATAGCAGTGGGCGCGATCGCCGGTTGAGCCAAAGCAGCGCCAGCGCGTCTTGCCGGCCGGCGTCTTGCCATTCGTCGCAAGCGTGGTGCCGCCGCACTTAGGACAGATTCGGTTCATTTGGCGCTCACGATGGCCTGATGCCACATCCCGCCGACCAAATCAACTAGCGCTTCATTGATGCTCAAATCTTCTCTGCCTGATGCTTCGAATACCAAGTGCGTTACCTCGTGGAAAAACGTGTGCATCAGGGCCGTTGGTTCCTGATTGCGGTCTAGTTTGATGAAACCTTTTTCCCAATTCCCGAGCCCTTGGACTTCTTCGTTCTGTTCGTCATCCGAGCGTAAACCGTCGTGCAGGCTGACCGTAATAGTCCGCGCCATCAGCATAAAGGACGCCGGAATTTTGAAGCGCATAACCCCTCACGCGTCGGGTAGAGTGAACAGCGCCAATTCGTCGCGGCGCCGGTTGACCAATCCTTGAATGATAACGCCACCGGCCTTGTTCCACACTAGGAACTGACTGCCGGCCGAAGCATACTTGCGCTGATTGAGTAAAGTCAGCAAGGTCGAGCTGCGCAGATTGCCATAGCCCACATTGTAGGTGAAGTCCACGAGCGCGTCGAATTCGTGTTGCGAGAGCGGAACTGTGACCAATTTGTTGACATCGGTCTCCGCTTCGATTAGGTCATCGGCTAACCACGCGTCGGCTTGGTCCTGCGTGCAAGTATCGCCCAGCTTGACGCCGGCCGTGTGCCCGTAGCCTATGGTCGGTATGCTCCGGGAATCCGGATAAGCGACGAGTTTGCATGCCTCGTGCTTCTTCACAAGCGCGATACCGTCCGGGCTGGTCTTCATACGTGGCGGCTTTTTCGGTTCGTCCAGTAATAGACCACGGATGCGATACCGGCGATGATGCCAACGACAAGCGTTGTGGTGTGAAGGAATACGTTGATATCCCTCAGCTTATCAGCCCAATCGGCGCCCGCACCGCATGCAGTAGCTACGCCGACAGCAGCAAATTTGTCTGCGGGAGTCATGACTCTTTCTTCGCCACCACGCGCTGCCCGGCGCGCGGGACCGCTATGCGCGGCGTCGATTTGGGCGTGGCCGGCGCCATTTTCGCGGATTGGTTGATTGCGGCACGCACGGCGCGAGCCACAGTGGACGGAGCCGCCGAGTTAGCGGTTGCCGGCGGTATCGGAGCCGGGGTAGCGCTGAGCGGGGATACCGGCCCCGGGAACTGCGGATTCGCCCAATCGGCGAAGCGCTGAAGTAAATTGGCCGTGTCGGCAGCGTCGGCGAGATTCTTCAGCGGGGAATTCTGTGCCAGATTGACGATGCGCTGTGCATCATCACGGGTGAAGTTAACCGGGGGCATTTGCAGCTTGCTCCATTGTGTTGCGTAAGTTGTTGATGATGGTCTGTAGTGCTTGGACTTGAGCGTCGGCGTCGCGCGCTATTTGGACGGCGCTGTCGGCGAATCGCTGTAGTTCTGAAGTAGATCCCGCATCTTCTGCTGCGCCTGCGGCTTGAGCGTTTCCACTGCCTGCCGCGCCGGGGGTAGCGGGCATGAGGTTGGCACTGGCCGGCTTGCACAGGCGGTTAGGCACAGGAGCGTTAATGACAGGTACTGAAACCACATGGTCATAGTCCTTTTGAGAGACTGAGTTGGCGAGCGCCGCGGTAGTCGTGAGCGCATCGTTACGCTCTTTGTTCGCCGCAGCGAGTTTGGCGTCGGACGCCTCGATCTGCGCTCGACCTATCGAGCGTTCATGATACGTGTACCAGCCAAAGCCTGCAATAAGCGCTAGGATGATCCCGAGGTACAAGTAGTCTTTCAGCGGCAGAGTTGGCATCAGTCGGCGTCCTTGACTTTGGAGTCGCGAATAGTTAGCCAATGATACACCCCGCCCATAGTGGCGCACAACCCACACCACGCGGCAAAGGCTTCGGCATCGGGATGGATGAATACCCACACCGTGCCGGCGATCCAAGCCGCGGTAACAAGTAGCATTACAAACCAATCGCGCGCGTCATTCATCTGAACCTCTAGGCCGCGTACACAGTATTAAGCAGCAAATCCAGGGAAGTAGTAAATCGTTCCACCTACAGAAATTGGTACCCATATAGCCGGAGTCGTCTGGTTATTCGTTCCGGGTTTGTTAGTAGCTGTAAATGTTGCTGTTTTGGCACCAGTGGTGCCACCAGTTGTGATGTATAGCGGCGTCGTCGCCCCGGCGATGGCTAATGACCCATCGGTGCCAAACGTAGCCGCAGCCGTGATTGCGCCATTCGTATAGACAGCTAGGTTCTTGAATGCTCCTAAAGCAGCGTCGGCGACGTTGGCGCCTGATCCGATCCACGCCTTCACAGTGCCCATCTGCAAAACGCCAGCGCCGGCCGTGTTAACAACTCCGAATAGTCCTTGATCCCCTGAAATTTTTATGGCGTAGGAGCCGGCCAAGCCGTTGATAACGAGTGCATCGCCCGAGGCCGGCGAGAATGTATGATTACCGGTCCACGTCGGCGCGATGGCCTGCGACAATGCCGGAGCGCCATCGCTGCGCATGTAAGTAGTGGCTGAACCATTGACCGCGGTCAGGCCGATACTGGCGCTAGGATTGGCGGCGGTCCCCCCGGTGGCCGCAGCCCACTTCAGGCCAAGAGTCTGCGTCGAGTCAGCGGTGAGCACCTGATTGTTCGAGCCGACCGGGATGCGCGCGTTCAATGTGCTGAAGCCGAGCACGTCGCCCTTCGTGGTGAGCGGGGAGAACGCGCCGAAAGCCGCCGCGGCAGTCGCCTGCCCCGTGCCGCCGCGCGCAATGGCGAGTGTCCCGGACCAGCCAACAGTGATCGATGCGGCATTGAGTAGCGCAGTCGTCGGCGAACCGCCGAGCGTCAGCGTGACATTGGTATCGTTCGTATTTGTCAATGCCGCGCCCGTAGGCGTGCCACTGATATCGGAGTACGCGAGCTGTCCGACAGTGATCGCGGCGCCCGCGCTGACTTGCTTCAATACTTGATGCGTGCCGCCAGTCGCGCTCAGATCGGCGTTCACGCCACCGCGCGCGAGCCCGAGTAATCCGGTCCAGCCAAGCGTGATCGATGCGGCATTGAGTAGCGCAGTCGTCGGCGAACCGCCGAGCGTCAGCGTGACATTGGTATCGTTCGTCTTTGTCAGCGCGGCGCCCGTAGGCGTGCCGCTGATGTCGGAGTACGCGAGCTGCGCCACCGTGATCGCGGCGCCAGTGGAAGTCTGTTTCAGGACTTGGGACGTGCCGCCCGTGGCCGACAAATCCGCATTCGTGCCACCATAGGCTAGTCCGATCTTAGTGCCATTCCACGCGCCGGTCGTAATCGTGCCGAGCGTCGTGAGACTGGTCTGTCCGACATACGTCGAGGCAATGTCGATAGTCGAGCCGCCCGTTACGGTGATGCGATTCGCAGTGCCGGTGACCGATTGCAGTGCGGACGCGGCCAGTGCCAGCTCGGCGAGCACGACAGCATCAAGGCTCACAATTGGGTTGGCCGGATCGGTGGAGTCCACATCGATCTGATTGGTCGTACCGACCACGCTATCGACCGTCCCGCCGCCGCCCCCGCCGCTCGCGCTGATCTTCAGTTGGTTCGGTGTGCTGGTGTCAAATGTGACATTGGTCCCGGCGATTAGCTGGAACGAATTGGGCAGTGTGCCAGTCTCATTTGCTTCCGTGACGAATGTCGGCGTGTTGCCAGCCGCATCCGTGATGCCATAGCCGGCGAGCGTCGTGGGTGTCGCCGTGATCTGGATCCACGCGATCGACAGCGCGGTCTGATCGATACCGAGCATCAAATCGCTGGACAGCGCGCCGCCCCCCGTCAGGGGCGCCGTGGTATCTACAGCCCGCGTGACTAGCACGACAGCCTCGCCGGCTACGGTAATCATGTTGTCGAAAATGTGCGTGCCGGTCCACGTTGGGTTGATACCCTGATTGAGTGGGGGCGCGGCATCCGAGCGCATCGCCGTGGTCGCGGTGCCATCGATTACAGTAAGGCCGATAACGGCGGTCGGATCGGCAAACGTCGGCGAGAATGGCGGCGTGCCCTGATCGACCCACGTCGGGATACCGGCTTGCACGAGCAGCACTTGCCCATCAGTGCCGATTCCGAGACGAGATGGGACGGAGATCGCGCTTGCGTAATAGAGATCGCCGATTGCGGTCAGCGTATCGCGGCGCGTGTACTGCGGATGATCATCGCCAAGTGTGAGCCCGGCGAGCAGCCGGTGCGGAAAGCCGGCAAGAGTTTGCTGAACCGATGCCGCGGTGCTGTTCAGAGCCGCGGCCAGGGTTGCTAGCGTATACGGTTTGCCTTTCGCGTCGAGCAGATTGCCGGGAAACGTCGCGCCCTCGGTGGCGCGCGTATTGAGCTGCACCGACTTGAGCGGTGCACCGACGACCGGAACCCGAATTAGACCGGGACCGCCCGCCATGTTACTTCCCCTTCTTCGGCTTCAGATCCACAATCTCGACATCGTTGTTCGTGCCGCCGAGCGAATAGCGCAGTCCGTCGTAGCCGGCGTCCTGCGCGGCCTTGACGACATCAACCATGTTTGCAGTGCGCGGCAAGCCGAGCTGCGCGATGGTCTGCGGCAATGAGCCGACGTCGAGCGCGTTCTTGAATTTGACCGTCTTTGCGGCAATGCTGCCGTCAGCACCAGCGTATTTCATCGCGGTTGCATGATCGGGCGAATATGATAGCGCGCCGCCAATGGTATTCGTGGTATCAGCTGCGTCCGCGCCTTTCGGCACGCCGCGGAAGACGTCCGCCGTCAACGCTTTGCCCTCGGGCAGATCCGTCGGCAATGTGTGGCCCTCGGCCGTACCGCGCGTGCCGCTCAACAGCTCGTGTAGCGTCGGCTCCGAGCCGATCGGGTTCATGGCGAAACCTTCGCCGCGCGCCTGCGAGGGTTCGAGCGACAGGGGCTCGCCGCCCGCGCGCGGGGTACGTGACATAATATCTTCCGGTACACCCTGCGACATGACCGGCGCGAGATCAGAATTGTTCGGGTGCGCCGCAGCAGCCACCTGATCGGCCAAGGACAGGCCACCAGACAAGCGCTCGGCCTCAGACGGTACGAAGTTCGCGGCCGGCGGCGCGCGGCCCGCCACGGCCTGCGCAGGCGTCTGGAGCGTCATCCCGGCGGCCGGCGGCTGCTCGACCCCGCCAGACAGCAGTTCATGCAACGGGATCTGGTCGGCTGGCCCGGACGGCGCAGCAGCCGGCTGGCCGGATGCCAGGGCGAGCGGCGCCTCGGGGGTCGAAAGGTCGGCCGGGAGCTCGCGGCCCCAATTCGGGGGTAGCCCATTGCCGCGGGTGAACATATCCCCAAGCCCGGCCTTCGATAGATCCTCGGGCACGTTGGCGCCGGAACGCATAGCGCGTTTAAACGCATCGATGACCGATGGTATCAATTCATGTGAGTTGAGCGCGCCACCGATTAGCGCACCCGGCACGCCGCCGACTACGTGGCCGATCGCAGCGCCAGTGCCCGCAGTCGCAAGGCTTTTCAATACGCCGCTGCCTGGGAGTGCGGCGCGCTGCGGAAGCCCGGCGATCTTGGGTGCGAAGTCGTGTAGGTTGGCGATCAGTTGCAACTCGCCATTTACCATTCCCGGATTGTCGCGCGCCTCGCGCGCGATGCCGGCGGGGTTCACGTCCTCGCCGACGAGATTGCGCTGAACCATGTTGATTTTGGCGAGCGCGACGCGCGCATTCTTCAGATCGTTGATGTCCACCGGGCCGTCGGCGGGTAGATTGCGCTCGACTAGATCCTCATGCGCTTTCGCCAAGTCGAGCTGCGTGCGGCCAAGCGCGGTCTTGTCCGTGTCGCCACTGTTGATGTTGGTATAGCCGTCCTCGCGCATATTGCCGATGTTGGCTTGGATCTGCGCGGGAGTCAGCGTGTCATTTGCCATTGCTTTCGCTTTAAGCGCATCGACCGCCGGACTCTTCGGCGTGAGCGTGCCGGGAGTGGCGCCTGCGGCGTCCACGGCGGCGGCGAATTTCGGATCGCTCGCTGCGGGCACCGCATCCGGCAATGATGCGTAAGCCTGATTGTAAACCGCATTGTGCGGAGCCTTGGCGTCCTTGAGTGTCGCAGACGTGATCTGCTGATCCGACGACAAGCCGGCGGCGCGCTTTGCCAGTTCGGCCGTCACATCCGGCGCGACGGCGCGCGCCGCATCGACATCGCCGGCCGTCTCGGGAATCTTGTACCCTGCGGCTTTTAGCTGTTCGACGGGATCATGGATCGGGGGCGCCGGCAATTCCTGCGCGCGAGCCGCGGCGAGCGAATCGGCGGTCGCACCTTCGCCACCAGTGACTGCACCGACGGTATTCATCACGTCGCCCGTGCTCTGCGCGGCCTGCTTCAAGAACGCGGCAGTCTTCGGGTACTGCGCCGTAAGCTTGTCGATCAGCGCATTGCCGGCTTGGCCGGCGGACGAAGTATTGATCGCATTGGCGCCCGCGCTGATGGCGCCCGGGATCGCAGATACATCGGTCTGACCCTCGGACGTTACCGGCTTGCGATTGAAGAGATTGGCGACTGCATCATGAACTTGATCAGCGTGTGCGCTGATGGCCGGATCGATGACATCACCAGCTGCTTGCGTTGCGAGCCGCGCACCACTGGCCGCAACGCCGCCAAGGCCGTGCTCGACCAGCGTCAGCAATGCATCGACTGGCCCGTATGCGCCGCGCACCGCCTGCTCAGTCGCGCTCGGGGGCGCCATGTCCGGGCCGGTGTCAATCGGAGTGGTGGCCTTGGGCGGCGTATGATCCGTCAGCATGGTCGCGCCAGTCGGCAACGGCGGTAGAGCTGGCGCTTGCGTCAGCATCTTCGCGCCATCGGGAAGCGGCGGCAGCGGGTCCATTATTGTGCCTTCGTGCCGGTATCAACCCACGCGCCATTGCGAACGACCATGACAGTGCCGGCGGCGCTAACAGCCTGCGGCTCGCCCGGCGTCATCGTGATATGCGAGTCAGGACTATTCTGACCGACTTCGGCTTGTACGTCCGGCATCAAGTACTTTTGCCGGAAATCGGTGCGTCCGTTCGGGTTGATGCCGTCCATCGTGCCGGATTTGTAGCTTTGTTCGAGACCGAGCACCTGACGGTCGCGGAACTGACGCAGTGTCTGTGCCGCGCCGCGCAGTGCGACTGTAGTATGTGCATTGTCGAATGCGTTGGCGATGTCCTGCGCTTCCTGCCCGGTGCCCACGCCGTTCTGCACCAGCATCTTGACCACTTCGCGACCGATCAATGGGCCGGCCAGTTCGAGGTTGGTCGGCGCCGCGCTGGTGCCGAACTGCTGTTGCCACGTATTCGCGACTTTGTTGACCGCCTGCGGATCATTGTTGTTCAACGCCGTGATCAGATCGTCCACGGTATGCAAGTGGCCCGACAGGTTGTTGATCGCGCGCACCTGTTTGCCAGACACGCCGCGCGGGCCGAATTCGGACAGCGTTTGCTGCGTCACCTTATTGTTCTGCGCATTCTGGATGCTCTGATCGCCAGCCGTGGTCGGCGATGCGCCCGCAGCCGGCGGAGCGCCCGCAGCCGGCGTCGCACCGGCACCCGGAGCCTGATCATTTGTCCCGGTGAATGGCACCAGCGGAGCGGCGAGTTGCGGTTTATAACCGGCATCAGGCGCATTCGTCACACCCTGCGCTTCAAGCGAAGCGGCGTGCATGATCGCCTGCCGGGTCGAAGACCCGCCCATGCCGAGTGACGGCATTTGGCCGGTCAGCCGGAAAATATGACCGTAGTATGATAGATCAGTCGGTGTCAGCGTGCTCTGTGCCGCGTTGGCCGCGTTGGCTTTCGCCAACGACTCGGCCGCCGCGGCGTTCTTCGCGTTGATGTCGGCCGCGCCCATCGGGGTCGTCGAGACGGCGACCGGTGCGCCACTGACGTTGACGCCTTCGGTCGGAGCTGCCATGAGCGGATTTTGCACTTCGCCCTTGAGCGCCTGAGACGCATTGAATTTATCTTGTTGCGATGAACTCGGGTCGGCGAGAATCGCTTTCCACTTCTGCGACTGCAAATCGCCAATACCCTGCGTCCCGGCGTGGAACGCATCGCCCAAACCGCCGACCGCCAGATTGCTCAGTAGATCGGCTTCATCCGCGCTATGGCCATTGTTGACGAGCGATTGCTTGAAATTCTCGCGCGCTTCATCTTTCTGCTGACCGGCAAGCGCCTCGGTCTGCGCATTGGCAGCGGCGGCTAGTGCTTGCTGCGTCTGTGCGCCGCGCAACTGCGCCTGCGCTTGCGTGTCGTTCGCCTGAATAGCGGCCTGCACCGGCAGCATGTTTAGTGCGCGCCGATTGATCGGGCGTCCGGTGGCGAGGGATGACAGGAAATCGCCAATGCCCTGCCCATTGGAGTTCGCGCCCGGATCGAGCGTCTGTACGGCGGATGAAACGTCGTCGCCAAGTGCCATGTCAAATACCTCCCGGAAGATTTACGGCGTATCGTGCATAGTTCCCGACTTGCGGCGCCGCGGCGGTGCCAGTACTCAGTCCGAGATTGCCGCTGTTGAATAACCCGCTGCCTGCGCCCCCGAGGCCGGTCGTCGCACCTGCCGCCAATCCGAGTACTTTCGATCCGAGTGTCATCCACGGATTCTCTTGAATCGATTTTGCCTTGAGCTGATCGATAAACGCTTGCTGCTGTGCTTGCTGCTGCACACCGCCAACCTGAGTAGCCGTATCCTGAAATCCTTGACCTTCATCCATGCGCTGCCGCTGTGGCGCCACGATGCCGGCCATGCTGTTCGCAAGTCCGGTTGAATAATCGTTCGCCCCACTTGTGGCTGCGGCCGTATCCGTATTATAGCGCTTGTTCGCGCCTGTCACAGCGGGGTTCATTGCCGCGCTCGTGCCGGCATTGGATCGCAGCGTATTGATGAAGCCCTGGGTCGCAGCCGCCTGCTCGGCTTGTGGAGTAGATTTGGCGACGTTATTCACCTGATTCTGCACGATGCCAGCGGCCTGCTTCTGCTTCGCTTGCTGATCCAGCAATGCATTCTTCTCAGCGTCCTGCTGCTTATTATTCGTGTTGCTCTGATTGTAGTAATTCAGCCCTTCGCTGGCGGCGGCGAGTGCTAACGGAATTGCTGCTACGGCCATAGTGTTACCCTCAATTGACAACCGGCTGACCGGAGACTGGAGCGTATACGCCACCGACGCCGGCTTGAGCCGCTTTGCGGTTGGCAGCAGCCGTCTGCTGCGCCTGATAAATGCTGCCTGTGTTATTAAAGAGAGTGCCGAGCGCGTTCGGGGTTTCCGCCGAGCTGGCATTCTGCAAATTTGCACTCATGGCCGATGCCGCGTTGCTCGCCGCATCCCCGGTGCTCAAACCCTGCTCTGCAAGGCTCGTTAAATTGTTCTTGGCCGTGACATCGGACTGCTTCAGGTTGCCAACGGCGGTCTGCGTCTGGTTTTGCGCATTGAGCAACGCAGTCTGGTAATCCTTCGCCTCGACGCCGCCGGCATACGATGCGGCCGAGCCGCCAGTGAGGCCGGAGCGCGCGAGCGAGAATTTCAACGCCTGATTGGCGACCGTCTGCTGATTGTTGATCTGCGTCTGGTAGTACTTCTGTAAATTATTGGCGAAATCGGTGTACTGCTGCTGGCGCGCGTTCGAGCCGTAGGCAGCATTGATCTGCGCAACCGTGGCGTTAGTTTGTTCTTGCTGTTGCTGCGTCTGCTGCGCAGCTAGTTTAGCGGAATCACCGCTGCCGCCGCCCATGCTCATGTTTTTTCCCTCGTGCGGGCGAACATGAACGCATCTTCGCCTTTAGCCCCCCATCCTACAATAATACCCTCCAAGTGGAACCCGAGACAACGGGTATACCACTTGTGGGCGTCCAGGCGATCCGCCAGTGAGACACACTCGATCCGGTGCGCACCGTTATCGAACAGCCCGGCGAGTGTGGTCTTGGCGGCGCGCGTGACTGCAAACCGATGTTTTCCCCACGCTTCTGGGGTAGAGAGCATCCAAACGGACCAGACGCCAGGGCGGATAGGCTGATAGCCGCCGACGCAAACCGGCATGTCGTCGCCGAATACCGACCATTTCAACCACGGCGACATGAATACGGATGCCGCCCACGGATCGGGGTCGTATTGGCTTCCGGTCAACGCCTCAATCTGGCGTAGCTCGTCCGCCTTCAGGTTGCGAGCGCAATACAGGAACGTCGGCAGATCAGGATTGTGAAACAGCTTCATCGCATCCCCTGATCGTCTTGGATGTAGAGATTGGCCGCTTCCCACTCCCATGCCTGATTGGCGGCGAAGGTGAGCCGCAAACTGAAGGACGGCGCGCGCACCGGGAACGGAATCGGGTTGCCGGTCAGCGTATCGCCAGCAATGATGTACTCGTCGGTGTAGTTCGCGACATTGGTCTGGTCGTATCCGACAGCGGCGGAGCAGGTGCCATCCATCGCCAGATCGAAACCAATCATGTCTTTTTCGATGCCGAGTGAGTTCATATCCAGCCACGGCCATTGAATAATGCCGCTAAATGGCGTCCCAACAAATGCGCCATCGCCAGTGTCAGTGAACGGCTGTGTCGGCGGCGTAAAGTTGGCGGTATACCGTGCGATGTTCGAAACGCGAAATTCGTCTATCCAACCGACACCGATTGTGTTGCCTGCGCCGCCCCACAACGGTGAATAGCCGATGGTGAAGCCGGCAGGCACCGGGCCGGCGGTATTCCAATTGAGTGTCGTACCGCCGCCGGACGTGTTGGTCTGCGCGACGCCATCGAGATAGAACGTGACTTCGCCCGCGACACTAACCACGGCGACGTGGTGCCATGTGGCTTCGGGTATTGATACGTTGTAATGACCGGATGCCCAACCCGAAACGCCCGACGTCAGATTGGTTTGCGACGGTCCGACGCGCAGGAAAAAGCCGGTTGTACCGCTCGCATCACTATTGCCATAGTCGAAGGCGATCATCGGAACTCCAGAACCGAACGCCGCAGCGCTTCCATTGACCCAACATTCAATAGTCCAATTAGCATTTACGCCGCTGAAAATATTATTGTCAGCATCGATAGGCACCGTCACAGAAGGCGTGAGCGCAGTCTGCCCTGCTGATGGTGTGTAGAAGCCGGACGCCACATTCGTACCGAGTGAGCCGGAACCGAACTGCGACGTGGAAGTCGTAATCGCCGCATCGCCATAGGTCATACTGCCATTTGCCACCGGTATGCTAAATCCGGTCTCGTCGATAATGTCCGTGCTGCCATTCGCGCCGTCGAAGTGGCACAGGAACAAGCAGTTGGGGTCGGTCTGGTGAACGTCGTCCAGCAACGCAGTTTCATCGACCTTCCACACGAAGCCGCTTTGCGTGCGCAAATACAGATCGTTTCCGAGCAGCGTCCAATCGGTGATTTCGGCCGGGAACACGTAGCGCGACCAGCTCTGTGTGACGGTGTTATAAGCGGTCATCTGCGCCGACGAGACGCTATAGACCGTCAGCACGAATGCCTCGGCGCCGAAGAACAGCCAATACTGGCCGCGCGCCGGATAATACAGGCCGCGCGGCTCCGGGCCGGCATCTAGTGTCTTGAGCGCGGCGACCACGAGATCGTCGATCTGATTGCCTACGTTACCGGCTTGCAAGTTCGCACTCGCGCCGCTGATACCAACACTGCGCACGCCGAGCGGCGTCAGGAATAGCAGATCATTCACGACGGGTTGAATCGCTTTCGAATAGGTCGAACCGATCGGCTCGGCGTCCAAAATCGCCATGTTCTCCGGGTCCGGGTCGATCTGCCACATTTGGTAGCCGCCTGAATTGAACGCCACGAGATTGCCGCGGTAAAGGCCGAGCGCAGCGTTCGGATTGTCGCCATTCTGCTGCAACCCGGTCGGCAAAAATCCGGCATCGCCCTGCGTCGTCCAGTCAAGCGGATTGGTCGTAGCGCAAAAATCAACGATGTCATCGTCCACCGCGAATACTTTGCTCGATCCGATCAGCACAGCCGTTGTGTTCGGGCAATTCGGATCAGTGATCTGGCGCGATGTGGCGACCCACGAGATCGTATTGTCAGCGACCGCGGCGCCAATGAGGGTCGGCCATGTGGGCTCGGTGCCGCCGGATGTCATGATCGGGCTGGCGGTCCAGACGATCTGCGAGAACGTCACCGCTTCCCACACCACGCCGCCGTCGTCAACTTCTTCGCCCGCCACGAGCGGCCAGGACGGTTCGGTAGCCGCGCTGGTGGCCGCATCGGCCTGCACTGCTTCATAGGTCAGCGCATCGGCCGGCGCGGCGTAGGTGTAATCCCATGTGAAATTCGAGAATAGCACCGCATTGCTGCCGACACTGGTGGCCGCGCAACCGATGGCCGCGAACGCCGCGCCATCGGGGGCGACGGCGGCGACTTTCATCTGAATCCAATGGTTGCCGGTGCCCTGCACCGTGCCGCCCACGCCCCACTCCAAGAAAGTGTGGGTATTGTCGTAGAACGCAATCCGCACTTCCATCGAATTCGAGTTATCCGTCGAGACCCAGCCATAGCACTGGCCGTTGATAAGCTGCCCCGGCGCAACCGCGTACTGCGCGGTGTTCACCGTAGTGCTAGCGGCTCCGACACATTTCAGGATGTACGATGAGCCCGGCAAAAACGGCGTTCCGGCGACGATGCTGAAGCCGCTGCCTAGCGTCCAGCCGGTATCACCGTCCGCGAAATTCGCATTCGCGATGGTGCCAGTTTGGGGTGCCGGCTGGGAGCGCGGGATCACCAGCGCGCCGGGCTGGTAAAGAGTTCCGGGACTCCAAACTGGCGTACTCATGGCTGTGGCTGCGCCGGGTTGCTATAGCGTTCGGCGATAGCAGCCGGAAGTGTATTGGTCGGATTGGGCGTGACGGTCGGCGCGCTGGTCAACGTGGCATCCGCCTGCTCGATAGTGGTTGCACCATCGGCGGCGTTCCACGCCGGCTCGGTTGCGCCAGTGTGCGGGTTGTCGCCGTCGGTCTCGGTCGCGGTGAAGAAGAAGCCATCGTACACGCTCGGTTCAACGATCTGACCTTCGGTGATTTGTGAATTCGCCTGCCACGTCGGATTGGGCGAGCTGATGCGCACTGCCTCGAACGCGATGCCCTGATTATTCGTAGCCGGCGTGACGATATCACCGATCAGGTAATCGGTGTCCGCAGTCCACACGCCGCTGTCGCGCAGCCAATAATGGAATATGTCGCCGTTTGCGAATTCCGCCACCACGTAGGGAAATCCGAGGAACGGCTTGGCAAAGTGGATCTTCACGATGTCCTGCGTCGGATCGTTCGGGTCTTGCAGGACATAGTTCACGAAGCCGGTTGGTACTGCCTGTACCGAAATCGAGAAGACCGCGAGTTGCCCCTTAACCGTGGCAAGACCGGCAGTATCTAGCCCGGACAGATCCGCGTAGCGGGTCGTGCCAGCGCGCACCTTGACCGTCTTGGCCTGCGTGACATAGCCGTTGAGTAGATCGTACAGCGTATCGGCGCGCGCGCCGCCCTTGATGCGCAGCCGATTGATGCCGCTATTGATAACGGTCAGCGGAGCAGCGCGCATTACTGGCCCCCCGGATTGCCGCTGCCGCCGAGGAATTGAATGAGCTGCGGCTTCACGACCGGCAGAATCGGCACGGAGCCCGGAATGTAGCGCTTACTTAAGTGGGTTGCGGCCACTAGCTCGCCGAGGTACAGATCCGCAGCCTGCACGCACGATTGCGCGTCCGGCTGGCCGTAGTGGGTTTTTGCGACGCCGAGCGCCGTCATGAATACCAATTCGCCGTCGATGGTCGTCTGATCACTGTCCGCGATGAAGGGTTCGAGATTGCGCTGGCCCAACAGCCACAGCTCGTAGTGATCGTCCGGCGCCGGAAAAACTTCGATCACGTCGCGCACTTCGTACTTCACCGGACGGCCGTACTGCGTGACCATCGTGTAGAGCGACGGATCGATGCCGTTGACGATGGGGGTCCATGTGCCGCGGTCATCGCGGATGCCGGCCCACTGGACGCCCTTGCGGAACATCAGTGTGTATGCCTTGTAAATGTCGTCAGTATTGTCCTTCAGACCGTACATGCGCTGGCCGGTTGACATGTCCCACTTGAAGAAGTGTCGAGTCGGGAGCGTCGGGTAGCGCAGGTAAATTCGCTTCTGCGCGTTGAACAGGAAATCGTTGAACAGCAGCGCCACGCCCGGCGGTGGATTGCTCGCCGTGGTCGCAAAGCCGGTGCGGATCAGTAACCGCGTGCGAAGCTGCGCGAGCGTCGGATAATCCTCGGGGTCCGGCCCGGTGCCGTTGTAGATCACGTTGCCGTAGGTCGAGTCGGTCAGACCTTCGCCGATGGCGACTTCCGCGCCGTGCCCGATGTCGTTGGTGGCCGTGATGCCCCAGACAAGTTCGGTGGCGAGCCCAATCGGCACGGACACGACGCCCGTGGCGCCGACTGTGGATGTCAGGTTGACAGTCTGCGTCGTGCCATCGCCATACGACAATGACTGCAAACCTGATCCGGTGCGATACCAGAATTGCAGAGTCGAAGAATCGTCTGTCGCGGCGATGATCTGATAGGCGAAGCGCACGGTGCCGAAAAGTTCGCCCTCGTTATTGCGGCCGGCGTTCGACGGCGGCACACGGCCGGAAAGTCCGGCGCCGGCTGTCGTCGCGTCAATCGCGGAGCCGCCAGGGGAGGCGGACAGTTCGAATAGGTTGGTGCCGGTGTCCACATTGACCATGTAGTACACAGTGTTCGCGCTGAAACCGTCCGGGATCGAGCCGCCCGCGCTGGCTTCTAGCACAACGGTCACGCCATTGGCAAGCGCGACCGGCATCGGGACTGCGGTCGAGAATTGGATCTGGAATACGGCCGGCGTGCCCGGCATACAAGTGACGCCGTAGACGCAGTTACCGATATACGTGTTCGCCGGGTTGGCCGCAATGCCGCCGCTACCGATGGACTTGAAGTAGAAGCGGCGGTCGCCCTGCAATGTCTCCCACGCGAACGGCGGGCGCGTGGCGCCCCCGACAGTATCATCCTGCCACGCGGCGGGCGGCGATACCGAGCCGTCAGTCCACCATGTCGGTTGCAGCAGAATTCCCATCGACTTCTCCAAAAGAAAGGCCCGGACTGGCCGGGCCTAACCATCGACACGAATGCGTGACTGACGGCAGCCGGCAATTACGCCGTCAAATCAGCGACGCCCAGCTGTTTCATTGTCGGCGCCGTTTGCGACGCCTTGATCTCGCGCTCCAAGGCGCGCAGTCCCATTTGCCCGAGCCCGTAAGCCTGAACCGCGAACGGAACGCCCGTTTCGTTGTCCATGCCATACTTGCGAACGAGCCGGTCCATTTCGACGTTCGTCTCCGGCAGCTCGCCGGCCACGTCCTCGGACCCAATCTCTACGACTGCCTCTTCCGGGTATACGACCCGAAGAACCGGCAGCTCCCACGGTGCGACGGCCTGAACGTGACTTGACAGTTCGGTCCGCAGCACTCGCACTTGTGCGTATCGCATCAGCAGCTCCTGTAGCGCCCAGCTTAATTGCCGAGCAGATACAGCGTAGCTGAGGTTGAGACGCGAATCCAGTCACCGCCGAGCAGGACTTCCACGAAGGCACCCGCGGCGACGGTCGCCAGGGTAGTCCATGTCGAGGCGTCATCCGACTGCTGAAGAACCAACGAGCCGCTGGTCGTGTTCGCCACGACGACGGTGTAGTCGGCCTTGAACGGGATGGTGATGTCCACGACGTCTTCCGACAGAATGTGCACCACGACAGCGGTGCCGGCGTCCGTGTAAGCGATCGCGCTGCCGCCACTGGTGGCGGACAGTTTGAAGGTGTCGCCCGAGGCGGACACGACGAAGTAGGTTGTGCCGGCGGCAAAGCCGGTCGGGACCACTGTGCCCGTGACCATCACGCGATCGGTATTCACAAGCGCGGTGCCGGGGGCTGTGAACAGCGCACCGGACGAGCTGGTGACTACCGCGCTATACGGGTCGCCGAACGGGGTGAAGCCGGAGTCAGCGCTGAGCTGGATCGGCAAATTGGTGACTGGAAGTACGCGCATTGAAGTGCTCCTAAAAAAGACCGTTAACCGACGCCGAGCGCAGAAACCTGCGCCGTACCGACGCCGACGCCGCCAGCATTCACGTATCGCACGCGAATCCACTGCGGCCACGAAAGGACGGCGAAGAGAGTTGAGCCAGCGACAGTCTGACCACCGGCGCCATTCAGCGCATAGTCATAGCTGCCGGCGGAACCGTCGGCCAGGGCGTCAGCGCCCTCGACATACACGGTCACGTTGGCGATATCCGACGACAGGTACACGGCCAGAGCGCCGCTGTAGTCGGGCAGGAACGGGGCGCCGGGCGAATTGGTCACGCCGTCGCCGCCGCTGTTGTGGGTCACGAAGATCAGCAGATTCGAGCCAGTGCCCGCGCCTGCATCGATGGGATCGCCACCAGAAGTCGCGGCCAGCTCGAAAGTGCCGGCGCCGCTGTTCGAATTGATGACATAGTACAGCGTGTCGAGCGTGAAATCGGTCGAGACGGTACCGTCCACGATGACGGCCGGGTCGCCATCCGCGAAGATAAATCCTGCACCGGCGCCCCATGTGAAGACGGCCGGGCTGGCTTCGGTATACGTACCGCCGCCGCTGACAAATTCCTGAATGTACGGGTCGGTCGTGACGCTGTCGCTATCGAGCAGATCGACCGGAGTGCTCGAACCAGTGCCGCCCGCGGCCGGATAGATCGTAGCGGTAATGCTGGTGCCGGTGCCGGTGCCGTTGATGGCCGAGCCGCCCTGCGTCGCCGAAAGTTCGTAGGTGTCGGTCGAGGGACTGACAACGTGGTACGAAGTGCCGGCGGTAAAGCCGGTCGGCGGCGTACCACCAAGTTTTACGATGTCGTTCACGGTGGCTGTGTAGCCGACAGTCGTGAATACGGCCGGCGCGGAGCCGCCGCCATTGGTCGCGGTCGTATCGAACGGACCGAGTGTGCCGGCGTTGGCCAGCGACAGGGCATTTGCAAGAGTCAGTGCGCGCATCGAAATTGCTCCTGATGACCGCGCCGAGGCTCACAACCTCGGCGTTGTCGATTTGCCTTACGCGATTGCCAACACGGCGTGCGCGTTGCGCTTGCCAGTCGTCAATGCGGCCTTCGACGTCAGCGCCCAATAATGGACGTATCGGTCGTACACGCGCGGGGGTTTGCGCGAGATCATCCAATGGCCGCTGATCGGCCGCAGCATGATTCGCTTGCTGTTGATCATGTAACAGCGCTTTTCCCAGGCGATGCTCGGGGCGTCCAGATCGTCCATGACTTCGAAGACGGGGTCCCAGATCAGTTCCACGCCCTTGAAGAACACGCCGGACTTCACGCCCGAACCGTTGGCTCCGACGCCCGCGTCGATGCCGACGCCGCCCTTCTCCAACCCGCCCGCGGTGATGAAGCGGTTGACTTCCAGCTTCGCGACCGTGCGGTACGCGTCGAGGAAATCGCTACCCACGAGAATCTTGTCAGGGGCCTTGCCGCCGTACCGGGTGCAATTACGCCACTGCACTTCCATCGCGTCAACAAGCGCGGAAGTGGTGCCGTCGATCCCGGTCGCAGCCCAATTCTGCCACCAAGTGTAGATGCTCTGATCCAGACCGCCCACAACCATCGAAGTCGTCGGCGTGGTAGAGATCAGGTTATCCAACCCCGGAATGTCGGTCGCGCTCTGCGTGCCGTTCCGGTGCAGCATGATGTCGAAATTTTCCTGAAAGCCGAGCTTCAGAGTCTCGGTATTCTCTTTCAGAAGATTCGTGAGCTGCACTTTTTCGGCATCGGTCGGGACGCTGTTCTTGTCGTCCGTCATGGTGATACCGTTCTGAGTCAGCTCGTCCTCGTTCAGACCGAAGCCGTCGTGGAAACTTCCCCACGTAAACTTGGCCTGCTTGAGGGTCCGCTTGCGGTTGTAGGTCACCTGACCGTCACCGAAGTAGGACTGGAAATTGCTGTCGTTCGAGTAGCGTAACTGCTCGACAACGTACTGAAGGCCACCAGCGTACTGCTGTTTGCCGGCCATCAGGAATTCGATTAGCGGACGCTCCGTATTGATCTGATCAACCGGATCGTTCTTCAGAAAATAATTGATGGCCGCGTTGCCAGCGTAGGCCAGCTGTTCTGCATTGAAAGGCATGGTGCGTGCTCCAAAAGGGTTGCGAACGAAAAATCTCGTTGGCCTTTTGGGTCGCGAGCCCGAATACGCCCCGCATTTTGCGGGCCGGATGACGAAACCGGGTACAGTCGAAAGGCAAATCTTGGATTTCAGACTACGCTGAGACCGTAGGCGCTGTCAACTAGGTCGTCGCGTCACCGATGTGCGGATCTTGGAATTCGTTACTCGGATGCTCAAGGTACGGGTGTTCGTCCTGATCCGGGTCGCTGCTTTTCGGCGCGCCGTGGTTGTCGTCCGGCGATTTGGGTGCATCACTCGGCGGTGATGCCTGCGCGTGATCTGGCGGCGCGATTCCGCACACGATTTCCGGCGTATCGCCGGCAGCCTTGTGCTGTGCGTAATCGTCTAGATGCTTGGCAGTCGTATCCGGGTCTGCATCGCGGCATTCCTGCGGGGTTTTCGCGATAGCGGCGACTTCGATTGTTTGAACAGTGCCCTGATGCGGGCCGGTGAAATGCAGCCAGAAAATCAGTACGAAAATGCTCATACCTTAAGCATCCGCGCTATCCAGGGCATTGTCAACGGCCTCCCTCGCCGATCCGGGCTCGCCGCCGCCTTGCTCCATGCCCATCTTGTGCAATTGAATCTGCACATGGCGATTCGGCGGCCCAGACTGGCGTTCCTCATGCGAAACCTGCGTTACGACGCCGTGGCCGTGAATGTGAACCTTAGAACCGACCTTCGGGAGTTGTCCAACGCCGAGTTTCGCCAGATCATGATGGCGCAACGAGATTTGCAGACCGTATGGATACTGCGGACTGGCACCGGCCTCAAGCGGCTTGTCCTGCGCCTTCAATTCGGAAGCAGTGTTTGCCATATTTACCATTTTCATGACGAATTACCTTTGACTGGCTTGCGCAATGCCGGCGGTCACAGCTTCGAGCATATCCTTGGGGCCGGTCGCTTGTCCACCAGCCGGATTTATCGCGCGGAGCGGAGTGCGCGAACCCGGGACGGCCGCCTTACTGCCAGCCGGCAGCGGCTTCTTGCCAAAATCCTTCGGCAGCGCATGGTACGCGGCTTCGAACGTGTTTTTCCACAATTTCGGCGGGATCGCGGCAAACGTGTTGCGCAACGACTTCACTAAAAACGCCTTTTTCTCGGTCCATTGCGGGTCGGTAGCCGCCACAATGCCCTCAAAGGCAGTCAGCGCGGTCTTTGCGTCGCGTTCTTCGGTAGCCGCGGCCGTCTGTTCGGCGGTCGCAGCGCTTGAGCGCGCCTGCATGTCGGTGCGAATCTTTCCAGACTCGCGCAGCGCGGCGATTTCCTGCGCACGCTCCTGCGTGAGCTTGCCGGCCTGAATTTCGGCCCGCAGATCCGCGTGATCGGCGAGCATATCGACGCCGGCTACCGGCTTGCCGAGGATCTTCGCCAATGTTGAGTACTCGGTATGCAACATCGTCAGTGCTTGTTCCTGCTTCGCGCGATCGCCCGAGTTGATCAGCGCAATGATGTTCATTGTCGTGCCGTACTGCTCAGGAGTGCAGCGCGAATCGGTGATGCCCTTCATGATGACGCCGAGATTTTCAGTCGCCTGCGTTGCCGCAGCGGTCTGTTCCTTGGCGATCTTCACCAGCGAGCGCATCCGGTCCGCCGTTTCGACTTTCAGATCCTTCGGGATCGGCGCATTTACCGGATCTTTCTTCGCCGCAGCAATATCGGCCACAGCTTTCTTCGCAGCTTCGATCTGCTCGGGCGTCTTGCCCTTGTTCTTCTCGGCCAGCGCGGCGGCCTCGGCGGTCTCGCGCGCAGTTTTTGCCTCGGGAGTCTCCGCGTCCGGCTGCTTCTTGATGAAGCGGCCTTTTTCGTCGCGCACCGGCTGACCCTTGTCATCGGTCTGCGCCTCGGCTTCGACTTCCGTGGTCTCAGGCTCCGTGCCTTCACCCTCGCCCTCGGTAGTTACGGTTTCATCATCCGTAGTCTCTTCGACGGGCTCGTTATGGGTGACGGCGGCCGGAAGCGAAGAACCTTCCTCGATTCCAGCAGTGATTGCGGCCATCAAATCGGCGTCTGACATATCATGTACCTTTGTTTACGGACCGGAAGGGGGAGCCGCGCCGCTAGGGGCTGCCGGCGAGCCGCCGGGGGGTGAAGCCAGGGCCGGAAGACCCCCGGCGGGCGGCATTGGACCAGGGGCGCCGGGCGAGCCGGCGGCGCCACCGCCCGGAGTTACCGGCGGCGGGGGTGGGGGTGTGAGTTCAGCGATCGCAATTTGCGCGATCTGCGCTTCTTGATTCGGGGGCAGCGCGCCCGTCAATGTGATCTTCACTTCCGGCGGCGGATTCTTCGGCGGTGGCTGTGGATCGCCAAGGCCCTGCGGGATGAAGCGATCGACGTCGATGTCATCACCCATCCGCGTGAAGGTTTCCTTCAGCAATTCGGTCAGCGCCTTGGCGAGCGGAGTGTTACCCGAGCCGGATGCGGCTTGGATCTGCACCAGCAACTCGCGCAGCAGCGGCAGCACCACGCTCCACGCCTGCCGGTCGGCTTCCGACTTCGGCTTGCCAGTGGTGCCGGCGAAAATTGATACCTGAACCATCGTGAGAAGATCAGCGATGTCCATGTGCGCAGGCCAGAATGCTTTGGAGCCGCAAATGCGCTGTACCTCGGCGATCTCCATGCACTGCAACGCCTGTTCGAGCGTGTACTGCGCCATATCGACCATCGTGGTTTCCATACTGTCACGGTCCGCGCCGGTGCGCGCCATGAAACCGGTCTGCTGAATGCTTGCTTCGGTAGCGGTCTTGGGCACCTGAGTGGCGGCCTGCAATGCTTCCTGCACGCCACTGACGCGCTCCATGTCGCCAAGAATCGGCTGATTGTCATAGATGCGCGGATCGTACTGGCCGATCGGCTTGGCGGCGAACACGTTGGAGAACGGTTGCGCCGGATCGGTCAGCTTGATCGGAATGATTTCCTGCATCTTCGCGACCGACAGCTTCTGCACTTCGACGTCCGACATCTGCGTGGCGTTGACCACGATGCCGGGAATCGAGCGCTCCCGAGTCAGACGGAAGTTGCTGCGCGAGCACGCGTACTCGTCCTGCAATTTATGCAGGCGCCAGCTCAGCGACTGCGGATGGCGCAGATCATCGACCTCGAAGAACGCGAAGTAGAAATACGGGAAAAAGCGCGAGCTGGCATACTCGGGCACGAACGGATCTTTCGCCCACACCTTCACGCCTTCGATCATCGTGTACACGTTGCCATCGGTCCGGTCCCACTGCTCGACGACCTTGACGAATTTCGGTGTATCCTCGGCTTGATTGCTCGTGGTGAACATTTCCGCGGCATCCGCGGTGATATCGCCAAGCGGCGTGATCAGATCAGGGGTCGTATCCTTGTCGTGATCCGACTGCATCTTCTGGTAGTACTCGCGCGCCTCTTTCAGATCATCGTCTGAAAGTTGCGGGAAACGCGCTCGTGCGGTGTCCTTGAGAATGTAGATGGCGTTGGCGCACCAGCCTGCCTCTTCGTAGTCCTCGATCGTGGCAACGTCGAGTGATACCTGCATATCCTCGGAGCGCACGAAGTCAATCTTCAGGCCGGTGCACACGTTGCGCTCCAGCCGCTTGCGGATGTCGTCGATCAAGGCTTGGATGCGGCCCTGCTCGACGGCCATTTCATCATCGGACATCGGCGAGTCGGGGTCCGCGGCCTGCTCGCGCGCGGCAGTCAGATTCGCCAGCTTTGACTGAAGATCACTCAGCTCGGCGTTCAGCTCGGGGCGCGGGATCTTGTCGGTGATGAATACCAGCTTGAGCCAGCCCTGCCCGACTGACAGCACGCTGCGAATCGTGCGGCGCATCTGCTTCTTGAGTTTGCCCATGAGCCACAGACGCGAGACTACCAGCTCGCTCGTCTTGGCGAAATCCTCCATCTGCTGCGTGCCCTCATCATCGACTTGGGGCGCCTTGCGGATGGAAACGT